CGACACAGATACAGGATTGTGGTCCCCCGCAGCTAATACACTTGCGCTCAGCACCAACGGCGCAGAAGTCGCTAGGCTCACCAGCGCTGGCTACCTCGAAGCAGTTTACTCAGATGAAGTGGTAGCACTTGGCAACTCAGGCACAGCCACCACAATCAATCTTAATCAGGGTAACGTCTTTACCGCTACGCTCACCGGCAACTGCACTTTTACGCTGGCAAGCCCTAATGCCAATTCTAATCGTGGGTCATCCTTCACGCTCATCCTGACGAACGACGCTACCGCAGGTCGCACAGTTGCATGGGCTGGAGGTGCGTTCAGGTTTCCGGGTGGCGCAGCTACGTTGTCGCGCACAACTACTGCGAACGCTGTTGACATTTGGGTGTTTTTTACGCCAAATAATGGCACGACGTATTACGGCAATATCTCGATGAAAAATATGTTAGCTTAAGAGGGAAAGAAAATGCTTACTAGAGAAGATATGCAGGCGCAGCAGGCCGCGCAGTTGGCTAGTCAACAGGAAGCTGAAACAGCCCGTCGCGAACATGAGCGGGAGATGGATGCGCGCCGCGCAAAGCTGGAGCTTATCCGCTTGGCGAAAGAGACCCTTATTGAGAACGCCCGCAATAAGCCCACCGACGAGGCAGTTATTACTGCCGCAGAAATAACCGCATTTGCTCAAGAGCTTACTAATTACGTTGGTGAGTAATGCAGGGTTTTGCCTATTTCCCGGCTATTGTGTACCGGGATGAGCGGCCTGATCTCATTGAAGAGATAGCGCCCGCCTGCCTAGAGCATCTGGACAGCGTCCGCAGTACTGATTACCCTATGTGCCAGACCGGTGATGTCAGGAACGATCCAGCGTTTCGCCGCGTTGCAGATTATCTTTTGTTGTCTGGGGTAGAAATACTGCGTGAGCAGGGATACGCGGTTGAGCGCTACGACTTTTACCTTGCAGGGTTGTGGGTGCAGGAAACCGGGGCGCAGAGCGGTACTAATGTCCACGTCCACAAAAACAGTCAAGTCTGCGGGTGGATGTTTGTAGACGCACCTCAAGGGGGCGCATATCCGGTGTATCACGACACTCGGCTGAACAAGGCGATGATCGAGCTTGACTTCGCACCTAGCGACGAAGTGACAAACGCCACGAACAGCATCCACTTTGATAACGTCCAACCGGGGACTACACTCTTTTCTAACTCATGGATGCAGCACCAGCTTACAAGCGGGAACGCCAAGACAACGACCCGGTGCCTGCACTTCATCATATCCCACAAGGATCGCCCATGCAGCACCTGCTAACACCCTACGCCATGCCAATGGAGCCGTTTGTCTGGTGGGAAGGCGCGTTCACGGAGCAAGAGCTTGATTGGCTACAAGAGCGGGCTAAGAACGCCGATCAGCGGGCGCAGGTGGGCGGCGATCCGGATCAAGCCACACTTAACAACATCCGTCGGTCGCAAGTTTCATGGCTGAATAAGACACCAGAGGCGGCATGGGTGTTTGAGAAGCTGGCGCACGTTGCGTCTTCGCTAAATGCGGAATACTACCGCTTTGATCTGACGGGGTTTGGCGAGGCTATGCAGCTAACCAACTATAACCAGTCCGAGCATGGCATGTATGGTTGGCACCAAGACTGCGTTGGTAAGCTATCTCTGAGTCGCAAGTTTAGCCTTGTGCTTCAGTTGACAGACCCAGCGCAATACGAGGGGGGAAACCTCCAAGTAATGACAGGCGGCGAGCCGCAGAACGTCCGTAAACAGCGGGGGTTGATTGCTGCATTTCCGTCGTACACTCTTCACCAAGTCACACCCGTCACGCAAGGGACACGTCAGTCTCTTGTGGCATGGATTTCAGGACCACCTTTTCGATGAGCAATAACCAAGAAGATTTTATTAAGCTGTATCACGGCGTGTATCCTGACGGGTATTGCGAACACTTGATTGCGGAGTTCGAACGTCTGACGCAGAGTGGTGCGGGTACTAACCGTCAGAATGGCGAAGGTGCTGAGCGTCACGTCAAAGACGATCTGCAACTTGGGTTGAATATGGGCGTTCATACTGTTACTCCGTTTGAAGACGCTTCGGCAGAGAATATGTTCTTTAAGGGTTTGCAGAACTGCTACGAAGATTACTCAGAGCATTTCTCGGTGCTAAAGAATGGACGCATTCGGGCCACGCATATGAAGATGCAGCGCACCGATCCGGGTGGGGGCTATCACGTCTGGCACGGCGAGCAAGGTAACGGTGAGCATGCTGATCGCGTCTTGGTCTACATGCTATACCTAAACTCACTTGGCGATGGTGATGGCGGTGAGACTGAGTTTCTCTACCAGCGTAAACGCATAAACCCAGAAGCTAACACTATGCTGCTCTGGCCCGCTACGTTTACTCACGCGCATAGAGGTAACCCTGTCTTGTGTGACCGGAGCAAGTACATAGTCACTGGATGGTTTTACTATGAGTGATGAAGCCGCTTTCACCCACCAAGTAGTCCGTAACTTCATGTCGCCCGAAGACGCCAGTGTAGTGTCTCGGTACATGGAGTACGCGCTGAAAGACACGCTATACACGGATAGAGGTGAAGGCACGGGACCGTCGTTGAATAGCCCCAGCCAGTATGCACGGTATGCAGATCCATTGATGGAGGTTATGCTGGTAAACAGTAAAGGTGCGGTGGAGGAGATTGTAGGATGCGACTTATTGCCAACGTATTCCTACAGCCGCGTGTACGTTGAAGGAGATGAGCTTGAGCGGCATGTGGACAGGCCATCATGCGAGTATTCTGTTACTGTTAATGTCGCCTGTGACGGCGAACCGTGGCCAATCTGGATGCAATACGGGGATGCTGAGCCGACCAAGGTCACGCTTGACCCCGGTGATGCTGTAATTTATAAAGGCTGCGAGGTCTATCACTGGCGTAACAAGATGGTGCGGGCTAAAGTGAACGCTCAGTTTATGCTACACTATATCGCTAAAGACGGCCCGTTTACTGAGTACCACTGGGACAAGCGCCCCGGTGTGGGCCACCCTAGCGTTTGGAGACCGTAATGCCTACAGGAACATCCAAGATCACGTTATTTGGTGGGGGTCCATCAACCACTCCCGGCGGCACACAGACGTTTAACTCGCCGGGTACTTTCGCCGTACCCACAGGTATATCGGTGGTAAATATCACTGGAAAAGGCGGCAACGGTAACCCCGGCAATGCAGGAAACCCTGCGCCTAACGTAACTCCCGGCCCCGGTAAAGGCGCTGGCGGCGGCGGCGGTGGAGGTCTCCCTATAACTTGTAATAGCAACGGCACCACCTCCGGCGGCGGAGGAGCCTCAGGCGGCTCTGGTATTAACTTCGGTGCCGGTGTTGGAGGGGCTGGTAGCAACCTATCTTCAGGCACTGCAGGTGGGGCGGGGTCTTCCGGTTCAGCGGGAAATCCCGGTACTAACGGTACCGTAGGGGGCCCATCTACCGGCCTAAGCCAGACATTCTTCGGTGGGTGCCGGGGTAATGGCGGCACAGCGGGATCGCAAGGCGCGGGCGGCAATGGCGGAGGCGGCGGCTTTGCAAGTAGGGTTTTCCTCTGCGCAGGCTGCTTGTATATTACGGATAGCGGCGGCGGCGGCCCAAGGGGCAATTGCGGTGGCGGTGGTGGCGTTAACGGTGGCGCTGGTGGGCCTAACGGGAATAGAGGCGGCGGCGGCGGAGCAGGTGTATGTAACTCCGGCACAACCGCTCCCGGTAATAGTGGCGGTTCCGGCGGTACTCCGGGCGGCGGACAAGGCGGTTGTTCGGGCACTTTTGGAAGTAACGCTAACCAGACCAGAGCCGGAGGCGGTGGCGGTGGCGGTGCCCCTTGTGGTACCTATGGCGTTAATTCCGGGGGCGGGGGCGGTGGCGGTCGGGGCGGCGTAGCCACACCAGCCAACCCCGGTAATTCCGGTATATCTCCAAACCCTTCGACTGTTAATTCTGTCCCTGTAACACCCGGTGCGTCTTATCCAATCACCGTTGGTTCTCCGGGCGGACAAGTTGTAATATCATGGAACCCGCAGTAATGTCTGAAGGCGTAGACAAGCAGCACGAAGAAGAGATGCTGAAGATAGATCGCCGCATGAGCGAGGAAAACCGTCTTGGTGACCTCAATCGCGCCCGATCTATTACAGTAGGGACTGCCTTTGGCGGCACGACCGAGATTGGTATGCGTTGTAATGATGGACGTTTTGTGTGGTCTCTCATGCAGCCTGTGGAAGTTATCGAGCTTATCCACCAACTCGCGGCGAATGTAGGGTGCCATCTCAGCCTCGCACCGCGCCGTGACTTTTCTTCGTGGCGTGACTGGCGCGTTTCGGAAGAAGAGCGATTGCACCTAAACGGCCACGCGCCTTTCCCGAACGATATGGCTTTACATATGGGAGTAGGAAAGCAGGTTGGATACGAAAACCTTCCCGGCGACACTCCCGTGCTAAGGAACGAAGAATATGCCGAAGAAGTTATGGCAGTTGAAAAACTTAGCAACGGGCGAGGCGCTGACGGAGCCTCAGAAGCTTCCTGAAAACTGGGGACCGGTATTTGGTCTTGCCAACCTTGAGGATAAACTAGGTGACCTTGCTTGGATTGGCTCGGAGCATGAAGGAACTGGCTGGTTTCATGTAGGGGACGAACCTCCTCCGCCAGAGCCTGCTAGTCGCGAAGACCTAATCCGCCAAGAGACTTGGGACCGGCTGCGTGAGTGCGACTACCGATTGTTACCAGATGAGCCTATTACCGCTGGTAAGCGCGCAGAGTGGATCGAATATCGCCGCGAACTTCGCCGTGCCCATGCGTCTTCTGTCTTCCCAGATAACTTTAAATTGCCCAACCCACCGGAATGAGTCACTTTCTCATCCGCTTCAATAAGTCCGCAGGGCAACCGGGGCGCGGCTCTCCTGAGCATGTATGGCGCGTATTTGAGGATGGCAAAGAACACTTGGCGCGGCATGTGCGGATAATGGTACCCAGTTGGTCAGAAGCTGATGGTCCTGACTGGAATATTGCTTGCAAAGGGCGTATGGAGTTTTACCAAGATACAGATACAGCAGTAATTATTTTATAGGCTATATATACAATGAAAATATGCGTTTATGCCATTTCCAAAAATGAGGAGATGTTTGTCAAACGGTTTTGCGATTCAGCCAAAGACGCGGATCTAATCCTGATCGCGGACACCGGATCGACCGACAACACCGTTAAGCTTGCAAAGAAGCATGGCGCAAAGGTGCCGACCATCTGCATTACGCCTTGGCGCTTTGACGATGCGCGCAACGCAGCCTTGGCCCTGATCCCAAAGGACATTGACGTTTGCGTCAGTCTGGATCTGGACGAAGAACTTCAACCCGGTTGGCGTGAGGAAATTGAGCGCGTGTGGGAAGAAGGCACCACCCGCCTGCGTTATAAATTTGATTGGGGCGCTGGAATTGCGTTCTTTTACGAAAAGATCCACGCACGTCATGGCTATCGCTGGTTACATCCATGCCATGAATACCCCGTTCCATATCTGATTGATGAAAAATACGCTCAGACAGATATGCTGCTGGTGATCCATAAGCCAGACAACACCAAGAGCCGTGGCCAGTATCTGCCGCTATTAGAAATGTCGGTAAAAGAAGACCCGCACGATCCGCGCAACGCATTTTATTATGCCCGCGAACTGTCGTTCCATGAGCATTGGCAAAAGGCCATTGACGAATGCAATCGGTATCTGGCGCTGCCCGGTGCTAACTGGGCGAATGAACGCTGCTATGCTTACAGGGTAATGGCGCGCTGCTATTCAGAACTGGGCGACTGGGATAATGCCATGAAGTCTGCGCGCATGGGTATGGTGGAAGCGCCAAACACCCGTGAGCCTTGGGTCGAGATTGCCAAGCTGGCCTATGAGCGGCACATGTGGGCCGAATGCTATGGCGCTGCGCTATCTGCACTGGCTATTAAAGATCGCGAACTGGTCTACACGGTCGATCCTGAGGTGTGGGGCTCAAAGCCGCATGACTATGCCAGCATTGCAGCTTGGAACCTTGGCATGAAAGACACTGCCATTGAGCAATGCGAACTGGCCTTACAGCATAACCCGGATGAGGCGAGATTGCTTGAAAACCTAAGGCTTATGACCGAAAAGATTGATTGATTATCAGCACTAGAACATTGCCTTAATATTTGGTAGAACGCAGCGAACACTTTTATTGCAGCGGGACGCCATGCCAGCAACACCTCAGACAACACCACTTACCTATAATGGCTATGTGACGCAGGTCGCCACCATGGCCGTTGTCAATGTGCAGACCACCTCTGGTGTTGTCGAAGGGGTAGATGCGGCATTCAACGCCCTTATCCCCCAGATGCTCAATTATGCAGAATTGAGGATCCAGCGCGATCTGGACCTGCTTCCTTCACAAACATCGCGCCCGTACACCATGACCATTGGCAGCAACCAATTGCAGCTTGGCGCATATGATTTTGTTACTATCCAAACAATTACCCTGACCGTTTCTAACGAAACATACACGTTGCTCCCGGCGACAAAAGAATATTTGCAAAATGTATATGGCTCTGCTGCCACTGCAAACAGGGCGCGACCAAAGCTTTTTGCCATGTATGGCGGTGACCTTTCTACTGGCGGAGAGACTTACAACAATATCCTTGTCGGTCCTTATCCTGATGCCGCATATAGCGTCGATGTGATCGGTACAGTGCGCCTGCCAACGCTGTACGAAAACGCGACAACGCCTTTGGCTGCTACCGGCACAACCTTTATCAGCACTTATTTCCCAGATCTGCTGATCCAAGCATCGCTGATTTACATATCCCAGTTCCAGCGCAACTTTGGAGCAGCGTCTAACGACCCATCCATGGGGCCGACATATGAATTGCAGTATCAGAACCTGCTGAAGGGCGCTGCTGTCGAAGAGGGGCGCAAAAAGTTTAGCGCATCCGCTTGGTCATCCATGCAGCCTCCCGTAGCAGCCACTCCAACAAGGTAGCGCTTCATGCCTCACGCCAGTTTGAAGCTACGCCCCGGCGTCGATCAGAATGAAACGCCAGCCCTGAATGAGGCTGGTATTTCAGTTAGTGAACTTGTTCGCTTTATTCCAGATCAGCAGCAGGGTGCTTTGGTTCAAAAGCTTGGCGGGTGGACCAAGTATTTTCCTAACACCACGCCAGCTATTACCCGCGCCTTGTGGGCTTGGCAGGACACACTGGCGACTAAGCACCTTGCTTATGGCACAGAAGAGATTGGCGTTACAGGAGTTGCGCAGCTTGGCGTCATTACAGATGGCGCTCTTAGTGACATAACGCCGCGCCAAACCTCAACTAACGTCGCGGCAGCAGCATCAGCCACAAGCGGAAGCAGCTTTGTCATCATTACGGATGCCACCGTACCCGGCATAACCCAGTTCAACTCAGTCTATATTGCAACGCAAATATCAGTTGGCGGCGTTGTCCTTTTTGGGTTGTATCAATGCGACCCTGATGGGTATCTTGGCGGTACAACTTATTCTGTTCAATCCATAGACAGCCTTGGATCGCCGCTTCCCGCCACTTCGACATCAACGACCACAACGCTGCCGCTCTTCTCTGTTGTATCAGGCAGTTCATCTGTCACTGTCACGCTGGCTAATCACGGCTATTCGGTAGGGGGCACATTCCCTGTCCTTATGTCCACGACGGTTGGTGGCACAACATTCTACGGCGACTTTACTGTTGAAACCGTCACCAGCAGCAGCCAGTTTACAATCAACGCCCTGACGCTTCCGACATCAACCACAACCGGCTATTTAAATGGGAACCAAGCCCACTTTGTTTATAGCTTTGGTGTTGGGGCCATTTCGTCAGGCACTGGGTATGGTGTCGGAACATATGGTGGCGGCGGGTACGGTACAGGAACCGCAGTCGCCCCCAGCAGTGGAACCGCAATTAATGCAAACGATTGGACGCTAGATAACTGGGGAGAAATCCTTCTTGCCTGCCCCAATTACCCGGAATCTCCGCCATTCCAAGCTATTTACGAATGGGACCCAACAGACTCCAGCCCCAGTGCAACCGTAATCCCGCAGGCACCGCCCGTAAATAGCGGGTTCTTCGTGGCTATGCCTCAGCGCCAGATCATTGCTTACGGCTCGACTTTTACCGGCATCCAAGACCCATTGCTTGTCCGGTGGTGCGATGTCAGCAATTACTCAGACTGGATTGGCACGGTCATCAATCAGGCTGGTTCCTATCGTATTCCTAAGGGTTCTAGGATTGTTGGGGCAATTCAGGCTGCTCAGCAGGCGTTTCTATGGACTGACATTGGCGTATGGTCGATGCAGTATATCGGTCAGCCGTATGTCTATTCTTTCAACGAAGTCGGCTCCGGCTGTGGCCTGATCGCCAAAAAGGCCGCTGCATCTATCAATGGGTCCGTTTACTGGATGGGACCATCGCAGTTCTTTTCAATGACCGACCAAGGTGTGCAGCCTGTTTCATGCCCAATTTGGGATGTTATCTTCCAAGATCTGGACCAAGAAAATCTGGATAAGATCCGCGTTGCGGTAAATTCGCGCTTTGGTGAAATTACTTGGTACTATCCGACCATGAGCAACGGCGGCGAGGTCAACGCATACGCCAAGTATAACGTGTTCTTAAAGGTTTGGGATTTTGGTACGCTTGGTAGATCGGCTTGGGTCGATCAGTCGGTCCTTGGCCCTCCTATTGGTGCAGATCCAAGCAGCCGGTACATTTATCAGCATGAGACATCTGAAAATGCTGACGGCCAACCTATGCTTTCCAGCTTTCAAACGGGCTATTTTGCTATGCAGGAAGCGGACGTAAAAGCCTTTGTTGATCAGGTTTGGCCAGACATGAAGTGGGGCTATTACGGTGGCACTCAAAATGCCACGGTTAACCTGACATTCTATGTCGCAGACTATGCTGGCCAGACACCTCTTGTATATGGCCCCTACCCATTGACGCAAAGCACGACATTTATCTCCCCGCGCTTTCGGGGTAGGTTAATGTCGATTGGCCTTGGCAGTAGTGACATTGACTCTTTTTGGCGTATTGGGAACATACGCTATCGCCTCCAGCCGGACGGGAAGTTTTAAACCATGGCATCATTAAGCGATCTTCTCACTACCGCAAAAAACATTGCATCAGCCATTAACGGCGTGGCGCAGACATATGTGGCCGTGCAGGGCGCAAGAGTTCAGCAAAACATTACTGCCACGGCTATTGTAAACAATGCTGCGGGGCGGTTGGCGGTAATTTCCGTAACAACGGCAGGCACAACTACTGGTGTCATTTATGATGCCGACACAACTGGCATTACAACACGTCCCATTTACATTATCCCAAACACAGTCGGTGTTGTATTCGTAAACCTTCCGGTAGTTTACGGCATTGTTGTGGTTCCGGGAACAGGTCAAGCTGTCACAGTCAGCTATTCGTGAGGTCATTATGCCATTAAAGCACGGTAAATCGCAGAAAGTCATAAGCGGGAATATTTCCGAAATGATAGAGTCCGGGCATCCTCGCGATCAAGCCATTGCTGCGGCACTGTCTACTGCGCGTAAAACTAAGGCTGCTGGTGGCGGTCTTTATGCCAACATTCACGCCAAGCGTGAGCGGATCAAGCATGGATCAAAGGAGCGCATGCGCAAGGTCGGCAGCGAAGGCGCGCCTACAGCGGAAGCATTTAAGCAGTCTGCGCGCACAGCCCGCGCCGCAGGTGGTCAGGTCAACACAAAGACCCACAGTGGCCCCATACATAGCGCGGTAGCAGGCCGTACAGACCACTTGCCAATGCATGTGGCATCCGGATCTTATGTCATCCCTGCCGACATCATCAGCGCAATGGGTGAAGGCAATACCATGGCTGGCTTTAAGCACATGCGTACTATCTTTGGCGGTGTACCATATACCGGACAGGATGAGCCTTACGGCGTTGAAGGCGGGCCTTATGGTGAGCCTCTGCCCGGTAAGGCTGAGGGCGGCGTTGCGACCGTCCCGATTGTGGCTGCTGGTGGAGAGTATGTCGTAACGCCTGAGCAGGTGGTTGAAGCTGGCGGTGGCGACCTTGACACTGGCCACCGGGTATTGGATGAATTCGTTAAGCGTATGCGCGCTGAAACTGTTAATACATTAAAGAATCTACCCGGACCTAAGAAAGATTAATTATGACAGATAAAACCAATCCAAATGACCTTTATATTCGCGTTGGGACGCCTGAGGATCTTGATGAAATTATGGTTGTTGCCATGCAGGCAACTGAGGAAAATGGTTTCCTTGAAGCTAGTCCGGGGAAATTAGTCCAAGAAATCTATCCGGCCCTTTGCCAAGATCACGGTATTGTTGGCCTGATCGGGCCCAAAGATGGGGCCATTGAGGGCATTGTGGTCCTTCGAATTGGCGCAATGTGGTACTCAGATGCGCCGGTTGTTGAAGAAAAAGCTATTTTCATTCACCCTGAATTTCGCAGCGCAAAAGGCGGTCGTGCAAGGCGTTTGTGCGAATTTAGCAAAAAAGTATCCGATACCCTTGGAATTCCTCTGATAATTGGTGTATTGTCGAATAACAGGACGGAAGCTAAGGTACGGATGTATGAGCGCCAGTTTGGGAAGCCAAGCGGTGCTTTTTTCCTATACGGCGCGAAAACTGGAGAACACTCCAGAACGGAGCATTAAATGGGCGGTAAAACCTCTAAGTCAACACAAGCAATTAGTGTCCCACCAGAGGTTCTGGCGAGGTATAATGCGGTCAACGCCCGTGCTGATACGGTCACAAATAAGCCGTACCAGTATTATACTGGCCAGTTTGTCGCTCCACTTACGGCCACGCAACAGGCAGGTATTTCTAATACCAACGCCGCTGCGGGCATCGCCCAACCATATTTCGGCGCTGCAACAGGCCAGCTTATGGGCGCACAGCAGGCGGCAATGCCTTACTATCAGGGTGCAACCGAGCAGCTTGGTCAGGGTATAAATGCCGGTCAGCAGCTTGCAGGCCAATCTTATAATACGCTAAGTGGCGCTCAGAACATCGGAAACCAGCTTGCTGGGCAGTCTCTTGAAACTCTTGGCGCAGCGCAAAATCAGGCTGGTGGAATTCAGCAAACCGCACTTAATAATTTTAACGCTGCCTATGCAGGGGCGCAGCCTTATAACCAAGTGGCTGGTAACTTGTACGGGCAAGGGTTGGAGCAAGGCCGTGACTTTACTGGGCAGTCAGCTTACGGGACGCAGCAGGCTTTGGCTGGCGCGCAGCCGTATCAGGGAGTGGCAACTCAGTACATGGGTAGCGGCGCTCAGGCAGTAAACCCGAATGATTTGGGCGCTGATCAGATCAACAAGTACATGTCGCCATATCTCAGCACTGTTTTGCAAGGCACCGCTGGCCTTTTGAACCAGCAGAACCAGCAGCAGCAGTCAGGCCAAATGGGCAATGCTATCCGCTCTGGCGCGTTTGGCGGCGACCGGTCAGGCATTGCTGCGGCGAACCTGAACCAACAGCAGAACTTGGCAAACTCCAAGATCTTTTCCGATCTTCTTAATCAGGGCTTTGGTCAGGCGCTTGGCACTGCTCAGCAACAGCAGCAGCTTGGTCTTGGCGCTCAGCAGGCAAACCGCGCCGCTCAGCAGCAAGCTTCGCAACAGGCACTTGCCATTGGCCAGCAGGGTTTTGGTCAGGGACTTTCCGCCGCTCAGCAGCAGGCCGCTCTTGGCCAGCAGCTTTTTGGCATGGGATCCACCACTGGCCAAAACGCTGCCGCCCTTGGTCAGCAAGTTTATGGTCAAGGCACAGGCACGGCAGCACAGCAGGCAGCCATGGGCCAGCAAATCTTTGGTCAGGGTGCTACAGCAGCAGCGCAGCAGGCAGCTTTGGGTCAGCAGCAGTTTGGTCAGGGCGCTACAACAGCAGCCCAGCAAGCTGCCTTGGGCCAGCAGCAGTTTGGTCAAGGTACCGCCGCATCTCAGCAGGCAGCGGCCTTGGGTCAAGGTCTTTACGGCATGGGTGCCAACACATCTAGCCAGCTTGCTGGACTTGGCACAGGCGCTCAGGGAGCCGCCCTGTCAGGCGCGGGTGCCCAGTTGGCAGCCGGTCAAGCAGAGCAGGCTACCCAGCAGGCTGAAAACACTGCTAAATACAATGAATTCCTTCAGGCCCAGTCGCTGCCATATCAGCAGCTTAAACTGGCGTCTGACATTGCCCTTGGCACTGGTACGGCTTCCGGATCCACAACCACAACTGCACAGCCCGGTGGCTTCTTCTCCGACGAACGTCTGAAAGAGAACATCAAGGCTGTTGGTAAGACTTTTGATGGCCAGACCATCCATAGCTACAATTATAAGGGCGATCCACGCACACAGATCGGTCTAATCGCTCAAGAGGTCCAGAAACATCACCCAGAGGCTGTTGGCCTTGCAGGTGGCTACAAAACCGTTGATTACGACAAGGCTACTGAAGACGCCTCCGACCGTGGTCATATGGCCTCTGGTGGCCTTGCAAGCGCTGGTGGCAGTGTAATGCCGTACAATGCAGGTCAGGGCTTTGCTGATGGCGGCTTTGCTGGTTACGATCCAGCCGTAATGCAGCAAATGCTTGCGGCGCAGCAGGCTATGTACGCCCCACTTTCCAGCAACAACATGTATGCTGGCGGTCCAAATGCTGGCGGTGGCCTTGTGCCGCAGTCTGAACTTACCGCACGTCAGTTGATGATGCCCGCTGAATTGGCACGTCAGGCCACTGGCGCTGAGCAGGCAAACTCTATTGCTAACCTTGGCAAGACTGTTGGTGAACTTGGCGGTGAGGTTGGCGCTTGGGATTGGGGTGGCGAAGAAGCTAAGAAGAAGGATAAGACCCCGGTTCCCACTACTGCGGCTGCCTCTGCACCTGCGGCTACCGGCGTTGTACCTCCAGAGCCTGTAGACACGACCCCACCAACACCTGAAGAACTGCTTGAAAGGCAGGGTCGCGCCCTTGGCGGCGGCATACCTTACAGCGGTCAGGGTTTGGATATTCCTGAATCTGGCCTTGCTGCCGGTTCAGGTAGCCCCATGACGGCCAGCGCGCTTCAGGCGCAGCAAAGTGGCATTCAAAAACTTGGTGATACAGCAGACACCGGAATGAAATTATTTAAAGCTGGGAAAAAACTTTCCAAACTCTTTGCGGATGGCGGCGGCATCCCTTATGCTGGTCAAGGCCTAGATATTCCTGATGAGGACGATTCATCTAAGACTTACCAGCTTCCGACTGCTGGTGACATGCCCGATAAGCCCAAAAGCGGCTTTAGCAAGGCTGTCAAAGCTGCGGGTACTGTAGCTAAGTTGGCTGCTATGTTCTCCGACAAGCGCATGAAGGAAAACATCAAGCCTATCGGCAAGCTGTTCGACGGCCAGATCGTCCACAGCTACAACTATAAGGGCGATCCACGCACCCAGATTGGTCTGATTGCTCAAGAAGTTGAAGGCCACAAGCCGCATGCTGTTGGCTCTGCTGGCAAGTACAAGACTGTTGATTATGCTAAGGCGACATCAGGGGCTGCTAAGCGTGGTCACTTTGCAGTCGGCGGCATGCCTGAAGAGGAAATGGAAGACGTTCCTGCATATGAGCCCACAGGGCTTTACAGTGGTGACAACAAGTTTATCCGTAACCTCTTTAAATCTTCCGCATCCGGCAACAAGAACATCGACTTAATGAGCGGTGAAGAAATGCCAGCAAAAATGGGTGAAGCCACCGCGCAGGAACCGGGTTTTGCTAAAATACCAGAGCCTGTTGGCCTTGCTGGTGCGGCTAAAGCTGGCCTACCAGAATTGCTTAAAATCAAAAAGCCAACGGAATTTGCCAAGCCCGCTGGTCTTGCACCTAAAATGGGCGAACTCCCGACTGGTATTGCGCAAATTGCGCGCCTCATCCATGCTGGCGAAGGCACTGGCAAGAACCCTTCGTCATCAGCTAAGGGGCCATATCAGTTTATTGACAGCACATTTGTGGGCGAGTTCCGCAAAAACTATCCTGATCGTGCAAAGGGTATGTCGGATGACAGCATCGTTGCATTGAAGCGTAGCCCAGAGGGTGCATCCATTAGTTTGCAAATGGGTCCAAAGTTCATTGCAAACAACGCTAAGATAGTTGAGCGGGCTGGATTTGTGCCTGACGCTGGCAACGTGTATCTTGCCCACTTCTTGGGACCAGATACCGCTGTCAAAGTGCTTCGCGCAGATCCTAACGCGCCAATCAGCCGTTATGTGAGCGAAGACGCTATCAAGGCAAACCCGCCCCTGCAAAAGAACCCAACCGTTGGTGGCACTATCAACTGGGCGCGTGGCTACATGCAAAAGCAAGCTAACTATCTGGATCGCAAAGGGCGCGCATCAGGTGGCCTTGCTGGCCGTAATGGTTATGCACTTGATGGTAGTGTTGAAGATGAAAAGAAGGGCTTCCAGCTTTCAGAGCAGCTTTTGCAAGATGCAAACGATTTAGCCGAAACTGATAAGCTTGAAAGAAATCTAGACGTTCAAAAAGTTCAACCGGGGCCAGAAACAAAAATTGCAGAAGAGGTTGTCCCCCAACAGGCCCTAGCCGCTGGTGCGCCAACAGCGATGCCTACTGCTACGCCTGTTACTGATAAGCCAGTGGGCTTGGGTGCTGCTGCACCTGCTGCTGCACCTGCTGCTGCACCTGCACCCAGAGACAACAACATCTTCCGGGGTAAATTTATTACGGGTCTGAAAGAGGGTAGGGCAACGTCAATATTGCCACTTCTGTCTGGGATTGCGGCCATGGGCACTGCGCCGACCCGTAGCCTTGGCGTTGCGCTTGCCGCAGGTGTTGGCGCAGGCGCGCAAGCTGCTCAGGCTCAGCGCGCATTCGGTATCAAGCAGGGTGAATTGAAGGTTGCTCAGCAGCTTGCTGATGCCCGCACGATGGAAATCACTAAGGGTATTCTGGAAGGCCGGTATGAATTCCTTGAGAATGGTATGGTCAGGGACACTTACACAGACACGTTCCTGCCTACCGATCTGGCAACAATTGCCAAGGGGAAGGCTTTTAAAGAAGGTCCTTATGAGGCAATTACTGGAAAGGCGGAAGGTGCAATTTCCCGCAAGGATTACCTTGAACAATATCCAACAGCGGGAAGCAATCCTCCTGATCTTCCACCCTCTTTCTCATATGAGGTTGACCCCAAGAGTCCCAACAAAACTATTTTTGCTTTAGCTGAAATGACACCCGGTGTTAGGGATGCGCGGAAATCGCGTGATAAGTCAGAGTACACCATGAATGCGCTTCATAAAACATTGTCTGATCCCGGCATTGGCCAAAATCGCTTAGCGCAACTTACAAATGCTTATAATCTTTCTGTTGGTGATTATAATCGCGCAAATGAGCAGTGGTTAAAGGTCCTCACTGACGTTGCGTCTACCCCAATCAAAGCGCTTGAAGCAGGTCAAGCGGCTCAGATTAATGTTAACGCAGAAGCCCTCGGACCACTTATTGCTGATGCCCGCACTGCGCTTGCGACGAAGGAAACTATCAAGCAAATCAGGGGTGAAATTGGCGAAGGTGGGCCTTTGGCCCCATTGCAGCAGAACATCGGTCTTAGGATGCAGCAAGTTGGCTTTAGTCCAGAATTTGTCAAATCACTTATTGGCCAAGATCCAGCAAGTTTAAATGTGCAGAATTCTTTGGCAAACCAATTGACCTTAAATGGCATAGACCCAGCCACCCTTAGGGATGGCGCTGGAACCATTAATGCGCGCAAAGCCGTGGAAGCATTACTGAACAATGTTGATAAAAGGGCAGATGGCCAAATCGCGGCATTTGACGCAGCTAACACTGCATTCAAGTATGATCCGGTAGGTGCAGACACTCCCGGAAAAAGCATTAACGCTCAGCGTGGCGAATATGATGCCAAGTATCTAAGGGAGCAGCCAAAGCCGGGAACCTATCCAAAGGGAACGGTTTATTACGTTGGTGGAAAGCGGTTTGTAGTTAATTAGGAAGATCCCATGGCTAACAAAAAATCTACCGGCTTTATAGATACGGCTTTAAACAAGGCATCTGTTCTTTATGATGCGGCAACTGACACGCTTTCAGATTGGTGGAACGCGCCCCCTGAAAAGAAAAAGCCATATGTGCGGAAGTTGCCAACAATGCCCCGTAAATCTCCCACGGGCGAAACATATGTTGTTCAAAATCAGCCTGTAAATCGGCCTTCAATAAGGCCACGGCAGCGTTACGAGGTGGGTAGCGCCGATTACAACCGGAATGCCCCTGCGCCAAATTTAAGTTCAGCAGAGGTAAGGTCGAATTTGTATGAAAACTTTAATCCCTTAGATTTTGCGCGGGATATGGTCAAAGGCGTCTATGGCGCTGTTACAGATCCTAAGAAGGCATATGAAGCGGCAGCTAAATTTGGCGTAACTCTGCAAGGCGTTATGGATGCTAAAGAGGCGGAAGAAACTGGGAAATGGCCTGAGCAGCAGGGTGGCTTTGGTTTTATGACGCCATCCCAACGTGCTAATTACCGCCGTGAGGCCACGATAAATTATCGCAAGCTTGCTTCTTACTACACCTACAAAGATGAAAAAACCGGACAGCGTAATTTTGACAGTGACGCTCTTTTCCGGAACCTTTCACAGAACCCAATGGAGATTGTCTCCGTACTTTTTCCGGCGGTGCGGGCAGGAAATGCAAAATACCTTAAAGTAGGGGAGCGTCTTGGCGCTCCGGGTAAGGTAATTGAAGGTGCGGGAAGGGTAGCTGATATTGTTGCAAACCCCCTTCCATTTGCAATTGAAAAGAGTGTGGGCGCTGTCACGCCAGCCGCCAACGCCACCCTTAGGGCTGTTGGCATAAAGCCAACTGTCTTTACAAAAGCTGGTGAATATAGCCCCAAGATGCAGCAAGCGTTTAAAGAAGCTGGGATTGATCCAGCGCTATTTAACAGCCCAGAAATGCGAAGCATTGTCCAAAAAGTTATTGAGGAAAAAGGGATTAGCGCCGCTGCTATCAAGGACGCAGCCGTAAGATCTCAGGGAATTGATCCCACACGATCCATGGTAACTGGACAAAGACCAATGGCTGGCAATGTTCAAGACGAGGGCTTCGTTCGCCAAGGGGCTGGGCCTGTCCTTAACCAGAATATGGCTGACAATGTTGAGGCAGCATATCAACAGGCGACAAGCCATCGCGGCGTGTTTGCAAACGCTGATGACTTCCCCGCTGGCGTCAGGCAGTCAATTGAAGATGAATTGGCGGGAATGAATTTAACCCTTGCTGACGTGCAGGGGAATATTCGGTTTACGCAATCTCAAAAAGCGCTTCAGGGTGAAAAAGGGTTCCCCGGCGTCTTTGATCAGTTTGAAGATCTTTCCGGGAAAAAGGGAGCCGCACCGTTAGCCGCGCAAGATCTTTCTGGCGGCACACACACTTTTGATTACGGAAAAAGCCAATGGGTTGATGCCGCTGGCACACCCGTTACAGCACCCGCAAAGATCCAATATCTTGATGCCGTTTCTAACCGGAAAAATCTTCCACCACCAGCGGCTGGCCCAAATGGCCTGACACCGCAGGGCATCGATTCCGTTCGCCGGAACGTCAACAGCCGCTACTCAAATGCCCAAGGCGATGATCAGGCCGTCCTTGCTGCCATTAATCGCGGAATTGATAATTACACGGTCAACAACGCCGCCAACTTTACTGGCGATGGGGCCGCAATGGCAGCGGACTGGTCCAATGCGCGCAAGGCAAGTCAGCTTAATACGCAATATGGGAAAACACCTGAAGTAGACCCATTCGCACCGCCAAGGCCAAAAGCGCCATACGATCCCAATGCCGTTCAACGCACAGATGCAGTGCGCGACATTATTCGGACTCCGCCTGACGCGCCCAATAGCGCTGTTCCAACTATCTGGGACAACATTAAGCGCTACGTTCCATCAACCGGCGCAGGGGGTATTGCCGGGTTTACTGCTGGGACAGCGTTAACTGGCACCCCGATTGGCGGTTATATAGGTGCTGGACTTGGTTCTGCTGCCACTGCTGGAACGAGGTCTGCCCTTGACAGGATGGCAGCACGGCGGGCTGCTCAAGCTGAATTTACTGGTGCGCCCCGTGTTGGCCTTCTTAACGCGCCTGATACAAGCGGCCTGCGTACCCCTACCAGCCTTGCTGGCTTTGGCACAAGCGTTGCTCAAGGGGATTACAATCCACCTGTTGCTGGTCCAATAACTCCTCCGGTAGCCGCGCCTAATGTTGCGCCACCATCAAATGAAATGACCCGCGAGGAATATGAGAAGCTAAATGCACCCGCGCCTCAGCAGGCTTCCAATGAAATGACCCGTGAGCAATATGAAAAGCAATACGGTCCTATTTCTGCGCCAATCTCTAATGAAATGACCCGTGAGGAATATGAAAAGCAATACGGCCCTGTTACATATCAGCCCCCAATTCAACCCCAAGCCCGTGGCGGTCGCGCTGCATACAAGGCTGGCGGCAAGGTCGGCGGGATCGAACCGCTTATTCAGGCATTGATGAACAAGGCCAAAATGGCTAAAAAGGTTTCGAACAAGGCAACGGAGCCCCTGCTAAATGAGCGCGATGATGCTATAGCCAGTGCCTTAGCCGTTGCGCAAAAAGCTATCTGAGGAAATCCCTATGACCAGTTCGTATACCACCAACAAGAACATCGAAAAGCCCGCAAACGGCGATTACAACAACACATGGTCTGTGCCGGTCAACAGTGACTGGGACATCATTGATCGTGCTTTTGGTGGAACGACATCCCTGAACGCCGTTGGTGCATCTGGTGTTGTTACGCTTACCTACACGCAGTACCAAGCGCCAATTATCGCAATTACAGGCACATTGACTGCAAACGTAAATTACCAATTACCGGCAGGTGTTGGTGGATATTTTTATATTTTTAACAATACGTCCGGGGCATTCTCTGTACTCTTTTCTTCAGCGGGCGGCGGCAGCACCGTCACCCTCCCACAGGGATACACAATCTCAGCTATTTCAGATGGCACCAATATCGGCTTAGGCACAACCAACGCCGCTTTGATAACATCCACCTATGCCGACCCAACGTGGATTACATCGCTTGCAGCCTCAAAGCTGACAGGTACTGTTGCCATTGCCAGTGGTGGTACAGGTGCGGCTACCAGCGCTGCGGCGCGGGTAAACTTGCTCCCCTCCTATACGGGTAACGCCGGTAAATTCCTTGCGGTGAACGTAGGTGCTACGGACACTGAATGGGTTTCGGCTGGCGGCGCAGGTACCGTAACTTCAGTTAATGCGACTACAGCTATTAGCGGCCTATCCTTTTCAGGTGGCCCGATCACTGCGGCTGGCACCCTAACTCTTAGCGGCACGTTAGGCGTAGCAGGTGGTGGCACAGGGGCTGCTACACTGACCTCAGGCGCGGTGCTTATTGGCGCTGGCACGTCTGCTGTTACGTCTGTCTCTCCCGGCACCGTAGGGAATGTGCTTACATCAAATGGATCAGCTTGGGTTTCTCAAGCTGCTGGTGCGGCGGCAGTTACCAGCTTTAATACCCGCACAGGTGCGGTTACGCTTACCTCGCTGGACGTTACGAATGCTCTTACCTATACCCCGGTCCAACCCAACGGCACGGGTGCTTCTGGTACATGGAGCATCAGTATTAGCGGCAACGCAGGGACAGCCACTTCAGCAACCTCAGCCACTACGGCCACTACGGCGACAACCGCAAACGCCCTGAACACCAGCAACAACTATCAGGTCAACAGCCTCGGCGTCGGCACTGCTGGCTCTGGTACCGCAGGTGAGATCCGGGCGACCAACAACGTCACCGCTTTTTATTCGTCAGATGCGCGCCTGAAAGAAAATGTACAGCCGATCACAAACGCTCTCGACATTGTTTCGGCAGTCGGCGGCAAGACCTTTGACTGGACAGATGCGTACCTTGCAGAGCATGGCGGCGCAGACGGATATTTTGTCCGCAAGAACGACTTTGGCGTTATAGCGCAAGATGTACAGGCGGCATTCCCGCTGGCTGTGCGCGAACGTAGCGATGGCACACTTGCCGTTGACTATGAAAAGCTAGTCGCTGTGGCCTTTGCTGCGATTGCGGATCTTCGCGCTGAGGTGGAGGCGCTTAAAAAATGACACTTGCCGCATCAGGGACACTCAGCATGGGGGGCAGCACAGCAAACCGGTCTGTCAACCTTGAGCTAAGCCAAGCAGCCACTGCACAGATTTCGTTGAACGACACCAACGTGCGTTCATTGGCGGGGGTGCCTTCCGGCGCTATTACCTTAGCAACCGACTTTTACGGCAAGAGCGCGGGCGCTACTGTTAATTTTAACGACGCTGTTGTTTCGGCTGCTGGCGTTCCTGCCCAATCTGCGGGGTATCGCATAGACGTAAACGGATTTGTTTACCAAGTGGTAAACGGTGTCGATACCTCACTTGGCCAGTGGGTGACGCCAACTTCCGCAGGGGGCAATTACGAAGTTTTTGCAACAGTCACTAGCGGCTCCGTAAGTTCAGGCACTACAGGTTCTTGGGTTGCTACTTCTGGAAGCCCGCTGTGGACACGGGTGGCGGTTATATCAGGCACCATCAATATTGTAGAGTTAGTTATGGATGTTCGCGCCACCGGGACCGGGACAGTTCTTGATTCATGGTCTGTAACTCTTGAGGCTGAGAGGTTCTAATGGCCGTAAAAGAAGATGACATAAACCTGCGCCTAACAACGCATGAAGCCGTTTGCGCTGAGCGCTGGCGGGAAACCATATTGCGCATCAAGCGCATTGAAGCCCTCATGATCGGCACTGCCGGTGGGGTAATCGGGCTACTGGCCGCTATTGCTTTTAAGATGGGCTGACATGAGGATCGCGTCGATTTTAGCAGTGCTGCTGCTTTTGTCTGGCTGCAAAGACCGCTATCGGTATGACTGCCAAGATCCTGCGAACTGGCAGCAGGAGATCTGCAAGAAGCCCAAGTGTGTAGCTATGGGCTACTGCACCGAATGGCTGATAAATACGGGTGAAGAAGATGAAGCCGACTAACGAATGGTCACCAGAGGAACTGTTACGGTTCATTGTCGGCATCGTACTGTCGCTGACGCTTACCTTTATTGTGGCAACTGTGCTATACTCGCTGGTGTTTGTATCGCAGCCGATGGAGGGGCAATCCCCGAATGACGCAGAGTTTTTTAAGCTGATTAACCCTATTGCTACGTTTATCGTGGGCGCATTGGCAGGGCTTATGGCAGGGCAGGGCAGTGGCGGCATGAAGAAAAAACCGCCAGAAAAAGGAGAATGTGATGAACTTCCTAAATAGTTTTGAAAGTAATAAAGACGGCGTTAACGACACCGTTGAATTTGTTATTCGCGTGGCCATCGTCACGCTGTCTGCCGTTATCCTTGTGGTTGTTTTGGCGCTTGCCGTTGGTCTTTTTGTGGCGAACGATGTCGTAAGCAGCGCAGCTATCCTTGAAACAGTAAATCCAGCCTTCCAGACCATCATTGGTGCCTTTGTGGGCCTGCTTGGTGGCCTAAGCCTCAACGCCAATGCGCGGGATAAGGGAGAGCCCGCACCGGAAGAGCCACTGGAATTAGATACACCGGAGCCTGAGCCTGAGGCACCAAAGACATTCAGCGACCCTGCTGACCCAATAATCCCTGCCACAACGATCTTCCCTAAAAATGAAGATGACGATGATGAGATGGAGCCTTGGGAAAAGTACCGTAACGACCTGCGCTATGACGCCAATGGTGATGGTGTGGTTGATGAGGCTGACTTTCCTGACTGGCGCAACCCAGCAGTATAATGGCAGGAGATCTCTCCACCGTTGAACTGATTGGCCAGCTTTGGCCTATCGTATTGGCGTTCATTACGCTGACCATCATCCTTGCTAAGATGGATGTGCGTCTTGCTGTGGTTGAGGAAAAGATCAAAACGCTCTTTGAGTTATGGAATAATCGGAAGGACGATAAATGAGCCTAATTAACCTTCAACAGAAAATAGGAGTAACCGCAGATGGCGCATTCGGTCCGGGAACATTTAAAAAGGCTGCGGCTTTCTATAAATTATCGCCAGATAGGGCAGCGCATTTCTTTGCTCAAACAGCACATGAATCTGGCGGCTTCAAAGCCTTCAGCGAAAACCTCAACTACGGAGCCAAAGGGCTTCGCGGCATCTTTGGCAAATATTTCCCGACTGACGCGCTGGCTAAAGCGTATGAACGTCAACCGCAAAAAATAGCCAATCGTGTCTACGCCAACCGCATGGGCAATGGCCCTGAGGGCAGCGGGGATGGGTGGAAATTCCGAGGCCGGGGTGCGCTCCAATTAACAGGAAAATTTTCGTATCAGGCATTTGCTGATTATATTGGCCGTCCTGACATCATGACAAACCCAGACCTTGTGGCAACCGAACTGTGCTTTGAAAGCGCGTTGTGGTTCTTTGACAAGAACAAGCTATGGGGCATCTGCGACCAAGGCACAGGCGAAGGCGCGATCCTTGCCCTGACAAAGCGCATCAATGGCGGAACGCATGGCCTTGATGACCGCCGCCTAAAGACCAAGAAGTACGCAACATGGCTTTAATCAATCCAGTTATGATATACGGATTAGCAGGCGCTTTGCTTATTGGCGCTGCTTCTGGGTATAAAGTCCGTGACTGGCAGTGCGATGCAGCTTTTGCAAAGGCGTTGGAGAAGGCTGAAAAGCTGCGTGTCAAAAAACAAGAGGTGGTAGATGATGTCTCAAAAACCTACGAATCCGAACGAGATCAAGCCAATGTCGTGGCAACCGAACGTACCAACACCATACGCGAAATATATAAAACGGCTCCTGCCGTTCCTGTTGATTGCGCTGGTTCTGATGCTTTGCGCAGGGTGCTCGAAAGCGGTGTCAGTGACGCCAATGCCGCTGCCACCGGCAAACCTAGCGGCGAAGTGCCCAAATCTTCAGAACCCCCCAGTGGTAATGATCGACCCTGAGCGGGCGCTTTGGGAAGCGGATGTCCTTGCAAAGTACATAGATTGCGCAACCAAGCATCGCTTGACTGTTCAAGCATGGGTTGACGCAGTAGCCGTAAAGTAGCCCTTAGCTACCTTCAGGAGCAACAAGTCGGTTCAAATACCAAATTGCTTTACGCAAATCTTCAGTCGCGTCTTTCTTGTGATTGGCGCGGCTGATGTATTTTAGGGCATTGCCCTTGCAGTAGCCGGAAAACTCTTCGCCGGTTAGCTTAGCCTCAATGTAATCGATGGTTTCAACGCCACCCACCTTATAGTGCGGGGGTTCGTTCACCATGTCAGATATGGGACAACCCACCCTGTTTTCATCATTAGCGCATGCCCAGCAAAAATTGCTGATGCGAATACCATGGTTACATTTATAATCTTTAAGTGACGTCATTGCTGAAGGGCCTTTACCTTGCCAATGAACAGGGGATTGAGAGCAATCTTGCCAACGCTGTAAAAGTTACCCGCGCCCCTGACAGATTCGTTATCCTTGTAGATCTCATCGACAATGATAAAATCGGAATCGCTCAATGCGTCTGTTAATTCTTCCAAGCTTCTGGCTGGATGTTCGCCAATGATCTGGTGAACTGAATTACCACTGCGCGATGGCATATTCATTGTGATCTGAAATCTCATAATAATACCTCAAAAAGATGGGCGAGGCATAGCACCCCGCCCACCCTCTTGTCCATTAGCCGAAATCGTCTTCCGACGATGCTTCGGCGGCAGGAGCAGACACCTGCGTCGAGCCAGTCGAAGGCGGCAGTGCAGGGGCTGGTGTAGAAGCTTGCACAGGCGCAGGGGTCACGCCACCACCATTCTTAGGGCTAAACACAAGGTCGGCTGGACGCTCAACCCAGCTTGCGATCTTAAAGACCGGAGCGTAGTTGGTCGTTTTCACAGGCTCACCCTTATCGTTACGTCCCTGCGTAACAATTGGGATTACGGTTTCAAGGGCAACAACAGGAAGCTTGCCTGCATTATTCTTAACACCAGCCAGATATTCGTTGTGGCAAGAGTCGAAAGCACCCAGCATAGCTTTGGCTGTAGACGCAATCTCGCGCACATCGCCACCGCAATCCTTGCCCAGTTTCAGCATCATGCGGATGCCCTGCTTAAAATTAGGACCCGGCTTTTCAGGCATGGGCTGACCAATTGGGGCAACCCTAAATATAGGCGCTGAGCCAGCGGGGAAATCAATGAAGCCCACCTCAATGTTCTCAAAGTCCATAACAGCCTTGAAAGTCTGGGTGATGTCTACGGGGTTGTTAACCCCATCGACACGGTCAACACGGGTAAACCGTCCTGCCCGTGCGTCAAACTTAATGATGGGGATGATGTCGCCACCGGATGTTTCGTAATTAAAACCAAATGCCATTTTACATTTTCCTTTTATAGCGCTGTTTAGCCAGCACCTTGCTTCCCCGCATTGTGCGGAAACTGGTTATATGCCCCAGATCTCAAACGCCTGCTGGCGCGAAACTGGGTCATTGAAATAGAAACTGTCTGTATCTGGAACGACAAACGATGCCAGTTCCATAGGATCATCGCTGAGCGCCAAGAAGCGCTGTATGGTAAGTCCAATCTTGCCAAGCGCTTCTACATGCTCACGGGCGTTTTCAAGGGCGTATGTAGCATGTTTCTTAGACGTTATGTATGTCACCCGTGCAGACAGGTTATCACCCCTTGCAGCGCGATACAGGGCCACCTGACGTGCATGCGGCTGGCTGATCTTGCTAGGGAGCGCGTGGGTGGTCTTTAGGTCGGTCAGCATGCCATGCTGCTCCCACTCAAAGTCGTAATAGCCAATCATGGGGACAAGCAGGCCCTCAATGTCTAAGCTAACGCTACCCTGAGCGGATGACGGTGTGCCGTAGCCGCGCAATTCGCGCAGACCCATCTCCACCATGTCTGGAATCGCTTTGCGCTCTTTATCGACCTTGTCGCCGCTAATAAACGATGCCAGCGTGTTAAACTTGTCCAGTGCGATCTTGGTGCAATCCACTAAGGGGGCGTTAAGGTTAAAGAGCCCATGGGCAACACCGTCCTCAACAGCCGTACCGCGATAAGCAGCAGGGCCCACAGATGATGTTTTCTTCAAGCATTTGTTCATGACGAAGGTGGCCAAGGACGATGTGAATAGGTTGCATGTCGATGGTGACAGATGCTGGATATTATGCACTTCAAACGGATTGCTCATCATTCTTCCTCAATGGTGATACGATATGACTGACCGTTGCGGTCAACAATCCGCAGCGATGAAACCGCTGATTGCAGGTCATTTGTTACCTCCCGTGGTAGGGAAAGCAAGCCCTCAGGATCTGCAAAAGAAAACTGCTGTGCGATGCGGTGGGTTATATATTCCTGCATTTTTGAATGTATTTGCATAAGATTTCCATAAATAAATAATTAATTGATGCGCAGGACAGTACGCCCGCAGGTAAAATACGTCAACCCACAAAATAATGTTGACATCACGGGCACACTGCCCGTACCTAATCAGCCCTAATGATAATTAAATCAGTGGAGATAAATTATGGATGATGCGCAAGTATATGAAATCATTAAGAGATCGCAACGTGCGTTTAAGCGCGCAGATAAAATAGCGCAGGAAAAGCGCGAAATTGAAAATGAAATTCGGGATTTGTGCCGCGAATATGCTGAAGCTTGCCGTGTATGGAACTGGCAACCTCATATGCTGCGTCAGGCAGTCGATGCCCGCATGGGCAAAAAGGCCGCTTGACATCATAGGACGTGCCGCCCTACCTTGTATGGCGACACCTATCAAAAATTGGAGTTAAAATGAAGCAGACCAAAGAAGATTTTGCACTGGCGCGGGGTTCGTTGAACATGACAACCACGCAAATGGCTAGGGCATTGCGCATGGGGATAGGTTCAGACCGCACGATCAGGCGCTATGAAAGTGGTGAGTGCCCTGTGCCGGGACCAACGTCAGTTGCGGTGGAAGCCCTGCTGACAGGGTTTAGGCCGGAGGGGTTTGAGGAAGGTTAGTAAACGCATTTTAAGGAGCAAAAAAATGTTGGAAGATTGGGATACACCGCAATGTTTGCGTGGCGCAACTTGCTTATTCTTTTTACTTATTTTGTCCAAAAATCTGAGATGACCGACACCTCGACCGACCACATAGAAACGGTCGAAGATCTGGTGACTGAAATGGCGAGGGCTATAAACCCTGCCGCTTTTTCAGATGGCGGTTCAAAAAGCGAGATAGCCCTGTGCCGCTTTGCGGCCAGACGGGCTTTGACAGTCGTTGCGCCAATAATGGTGCGTGAAGCTGCTGCCTTGGCCGGTGACAACAAAGAGATCGCTGCAAACATCATGCGGTTGAATGAAATTTTTTAAGGCAAAAGGAATAGTTATGACAGATGATATAGAGCCTTTGGATGAGCAAGGTCTGGTAGACGCTGCTGCGAAAGTACAGCAACTTATGATGGAGGTTGCGCCAAATCCCGGTGACGGGCTGGGCGTTACTGCCATGATGATGACCAATTTTCTGGCAACAGGGTTGGCATGCGGCATCTTAGATGAAGATTTCATCGACAAGATGATCAATTCAATACGCGAAACAGTTAACGAATCCGTAGCGGCAATTTACGAAGCCATGGCAGCGGAAGCTGAGAATGCAACAGTTCAATAAGAGGAAGTGAATATGAAGGATAAATACGTTTACCCACACGTTTCAGACACAGGCCCACGGCCCGGAATGGAACTGCGCGACTGGTTTGCAGGCATGGTTTTGCAATCAGCCTGTCGTGATAATTGGCCGCAAGATGCGGCCCTGTCGGCATACGAATATGCTGATGCAATGATGGAAATCCGTAATGAGGAAAAGAACTAATGACTTACGCAATCACAGCAGAGCAACTTCGCGTATTTATTGAGCGCATTGAGCGCCAAGAGGAAGAGAAAAAGCAGATCTCTGATTACATCCGCGACGTTTACAGTGAAGCGAAGGGTCAGGGTTATGACACCAAGATCCTGAAGCAGATCATTCGCCTGCGCCGCATGGAAAAGGATGCGCGTGACGAAGAGGAAGCGGTTCTCGACACATACAAAAAGGCCCTTGGGCTTTAGGAGATGGGCGATGCGTGATACCAGCCGGATGTTTAATTTTCGCGATGTGTCCAACAGGCTTGGCATCCCGCAAAACAATAAGAACAATTGGGCTATAGGGCATATACTTTCGTCCGCAGCGCAAAAAAGGGGCATTCAAGTTGATCGCCCTTTAACTGAAAAAACTGACCCAAACCCCACCGTCAGTGCAAAGCACTGTATTGCGGCATATCCCATGGCCTTCTTTGATGAAGCATTGGTTATTGTCGGTGATTGGTGGGGTGAGGCGAAGGCTCAAGGGGATTTGTTTGAATGATTATACTTGGAATAGATCCCGGATTAAGTGGAGCGCTTGCGTTCTACGATACGGTTGAACAAGCTGTTGAGGTGATCGACATGCCGGTGTTGGAACTTGTCCGCAACGGCAAGAAGAAACGGGAAGTCAGCGCACAGTCGCTGGCCAACCACATTGCAGGCAGGAAGATCAGTGGCGCTTTTCTGGAGCGCGTCAATGCAATGACCGGACAGGGCGTCACATCTGTTTTCAGCTTTGGTCGATCATTGGGGATTGTCGAAGGCATCCTTGCTGCATATGACATACCGACAACGCTTGTAACGCCTCAGGCGTGGCAGAAGGCTGTCAATCAGCGCGCAGGTAAAGATGGAAGCCGTGAAAGAGCAATGCAGCTTTTTCCCGCGCAGGTCGATCTGTTCCAGCGCAAGAAAGACGATGGCCGATCTGACGCTTCCCTCATAGCTTATTACGGAGCGAAAACGCTTTAATTATATATTGATCAGGGGCTGATAGTGGAAAATATTCAATTCGATTACGATTTTGCAGGTCCTGCTGACTATGCTAAAATGTACCGCCAGTTGGGCATTCAGGTCGTACCGGCCAAGATGCCTCGCGAAGATAAGGCTTGGAAGCGTCCCGTCATCAAGTGGCGTGATTATGAAGATCACATTGCCGACGATGACACGTTCAACAATTGGTTTGGCGATAGTGGTGAATTCCGCTCTCGCCCAAACATGGGCATCATCACAGGCGATGCGTCAGGCGGCACGTTCGTCCTAGACATCGATCTGCACAACCATCCTAAGGCGAAGGTGTGGTTGGATGACCTGATTGAGAACCATAACCGCAGCATGCCGATCAATGCGCCAACACAGCGCACTGGTGGCGGTGGCTTGCAGTTGCTGTTCAAGGCCCCTGAGGGCTGGGTGCCACCCACCAACAAGACAAGCATGGGCGTGGACATCAGGGGACAGGGTGGCTTTGCCATGCTGCCGCCAAGCCAACATGAAAGCGGGCATTCCTACGAATGGATCAAGGGCTTTGAACCTTGGAGCATTGCCATCCCTGAGGCTCCCACATGGCTTATAGAGGCCATCGATGAACTGTTGGCACAGTTTACCAAGGTCGAGCGCGGTGAGCGTACAGACAGCCCCGCAGTGGCAACAGATGCCTTTGGCCAGATCGTAGATGGTCGCGAAGATTACATGACGCGCCTGATCTGGGCGCGGGTTGTGCAATTGTACCGTGACGGCCCGTTCATCAGCGATGCTATATCGGAACGTGAAATGCGCGAGGCGTTCACAAAGTATGACCAGAACGTCAAGAGTAGGCTGTTTGAGCCCGGAACCCCCAACCACATGCTATTGGAGCGCGAAGGGCGCGGTGCGTCCCTGTTCCTACAGAAATGGCAAACTGCCATAAGTCAGTGGGATGGTCGCGTAAAGGAAGCGGCGGCTGTCTCCGCACCAGAAAAAAAGCCCGATACGGCTTTTCATGAACAGACCGGTGACGGTGGCGATGGGTTGCACACCCTAACGCAGGCGGACATCGACATTTATGAAAGGCTGAGCGTTAAAGACATCAAGGCATTGCCAGATCCAAAGTATTTAATTGAAGGCATTGTGATTGAAAATTCCCTGATGTTTGTCTACGGGCCTCCGGGTTGCGGCAAGACGTTCATTGGTCTTGGCATGGGCTTATCCATTGCCGCTGCCTTGGATGAATGGTGGGGCCGCAAGATCAACAAACATGGCCCTGTCGTGCTTTTGTCGAGCGAAGGTGTCGCGGATCTTAAATTCCGTATCATGGCATGGGAAAAGGAAACGGGCATCAGCGTTGATGACATTCCGTTTTATCTAATCCGCCAGACCATTAACTTTATGGCTGAGGCAGATGTCGATAAGCTTTTGCGCACCGTACTGGACATTACCAACCAGCTTGGTGAGCCTCCGGTCATGATCATGGTGGATACGGTCAGCCGTGTGCTTCCCGGAGCCGACGAAAATCTACAAAAGGATATGACTCTGTTTATATCCGCCTGTGATCGCGTCAGGGAGGTCTTTGGATCGACTGTGGCTGGCTATCACCATACAAGCCGTAATGGCAACCTACGGGGCTCTACGGTCTTTGACGGGGCTGGTGACGCGCTGCTGTCGATCACCCGCGAAGAGGGCGCAGAGATTGGCGAGATGCTGGCAAAGAAGATTAAGTCTGCACCGGACGGCTGGAAGCAGAACTTCCGCCTGAAGAAGGTCGAACTGGGCGACATCAAGGGATCTACCAGCCTGTACGCTGAGCCGACAGATGATAGCGCAGCGGAAGAACCCAAGAATGACTGGCCCGCAAAGTCTGTATGTCAGGAAATCTTATACGCCATGCAGGAGGCTTGGACAGCCAAGCGCCCATGGTCAAACCATTACCATGCCAAACGCGATGGCCGATATGCTGTCACGATAATGGCAAGCCGTTGGGGTATGTCGCCCCAGACGGCGGAACAGATGTTGGAAGCGTGGCTAATCAATGAGGTTATTGAGGTCAGTACGGCAGACTATAAGACCAAAACTCGCGGTCTGAAGGTTATGCGTACCCTTTATGATGATGCTTCGCCGCCAGCTAACGCAAATTGGTACGACGAATAAGGAGGAAGGTAAAATGAGCATCATTAATAAATTAACCGGTCTTTTTACGCGAGAAGATGTGGAAGAGGCCGTTAAATTCAGTAAATCTGAGGTTAAGCGCCTGCGGGAAGAACTTTTTGTTGTTCGTCTGC